ATCTTCAGCCAAAGTATTGTCCCAGCCCGCACGGGTGACGTAGCCCCTATCAGTGATACGCAATGGCGCACCCAAGATGTCGGTTGTACCTACCGCAACAGTTACCACGCTTGCGCCAGAAGAGACAACACTGGAGATTTGGTAGAAGGCTTTTTTACCGCTCACAGTCGTTGATGCCACTGTTCCTGTTGCAATTACCTCGCTCATGGCCTGACCGTAGTAGTCGTAGCCCGAGACGGTGATGTTTACCGAAGTTGGAGTGCCTGCGCCTGTGGTCGTAGAAACAGCACGAGGGCAGTCAAGTTGCAAGACTGTTGCACCACTTGTAGTCGTAACGGATGTAACACCAGCACCTGCGGCAAGCGTGAGCGTGGTAGCAGTTGTAATGACAGCGGCAACAATGTTGGTTGTCAGCTTTGCTTGTGGAACAACGTCCCAAACATAAAGACGACCTAGTGGGCCTACACCTACGCTCATTGGGGATGGGTTTTGCAACAAAGCGTTGCCTGAACCAATAATTGTGGCGCTTGCTACAGTTTGTGAGGCGCTTACAGTGTAAGTACCTATACCGCCAGAACCAGTACCAAAAGCTGTAATATAAGTACCATTGGTGAGTGACGTTGAACTGTCAATGAACATACCAACAGTAATTGGGTCACCAGAAAGCATAGCGGTGACAGTTAATGTGGTTGTAGCAATTGAGCCAGTAAAAGTTGAAACAGCAGGGTACTGATCCACACCTTGAACGGTAATGGCTGAACCTAGAAATAGGTCATCTGAAAATTGGGGCATCTCGTCTGCTCCTTGAAAAGTTTGACGAATAGTGAATAAAGGGGCTGAGTTTTACCCCAGCCCCTAATACTTTACACGCCGGGCGTGCCGTACAGCGCGCGAGGATCTGTCCAGCCAATATCGTAACGCTCAGTGCTCTTGTAGCGCATTGAGTCAGTTTCGAAATCGCCTTCCATAGTTTTTTCCAAACCACGACGCATCATAAGTTTCATACCTTCTGGTGCATCGGTCTCTACCCACCATGCAGTTGCTGAAGTTAAACGAGAAAGAACAGCTGCGCCTTCTGGCAACAAACCAATTGATTTAACTGGGTTGATGTCGTTATTTGCAGTGCCTGCACGTAAAACAGACTTCAGCAATACTTCAGCTTGGAACACATTGCCCGGTGCAATAACCAATTTGGTTGGTTGCAAACGGATTTTCTTACCGTTGTTGTCAACTGCTTGACGAACTTGGATAAGCATCTGCTCTAGTGAAGTTTGCGACAAGTTAGCGGCAGTCGATAGCAAATTGCTAAAGTTACCATTAACGATTGGGTGAGTAGTGGCATTCAACTGAACGCCGTCACCGCCTGGGTAGGCACTATTGAAAGCACGATTCAGCACGTTGGCTGCAAGTGTTTCTTTAGTTTCAACCAAGGATTGCGCCAAGTGCTTGGCATATACGGCACCCATACGGATGTGGTCACCATCTTCAACCAGCACTTTGGTCAGAGCGAAGGCCAAGCCATACACTTTGTACACATAGCGTTTGAGGAAGAGGACACCACCTTGTTGATACGACACTGGAGTACCGTCAGGCAACTCAGGTGCTGCACCAAAACCGTACAGGACTGGCTCTTCGTGGTAGTTACGTGGAATACCTTGTTGCTCACGGAAAACCTCGGACCATTCATCGGTGCGCTGGTCATAAACTCCGTCGAATGCTTCGTTGAGAATTGGCTCAACGATCGATCGGAAGTCGGTACTTCTCATTGGGGCTGCCATAGTCTATGCCCTCCCTTAGATAGCGTTAAGAGTAGCGACCAACTGATGGTTAGCAACTTGTACACGAACAATCGTGTATGCATCACCCCAAGCGTTGTCAGCGTACGGTGCTAAGTCTACAATACGTAACTGACCGAAAGTCGCAGTACCTGTCAATGTAGCCGACATAGTGCACTGTGACAGACCAGTTGTAGTAGAACCAGCAGTTAGGTTAGAAAAATTAGCGTTATCGCCAATCGAGGTTTGGGCTACAGAGCCATCCGCTTGGATTTCATATACAATCAAAGGATCGTTATAAAAATAAGCTATGCAGCTACCAGTTTGGTAAGCTGTATTTGCAGGCCAGTAGTTAGAAACACGACGACGACCTGTAGTATCTGTCCACTCTACGCCGGAAAATGCTCCAACGAAAGCTTCTGTAGAAGTTACAGGGTTAATAACACCATTATTGTACTTGACCGGCTGACCTTTCAGAATATCTGAAGAGTAAGCTGATGTAATGCCATTAGTCAACGCCTGAGCACGTTCCAATCCCGTAGGAAAGAACGCCGGACGAAGACCGAATGGTGCAGAAGTTGCGCTCATATAATGAGTCCTTTCACATTCGATATGCTAAATCACTCAAAAATTGGTGTTTTAGCTGTGGCGTTAGATTCCATGCCTTCGCCTTCTACTGATACAAGCGAACGACCACCGCTATCGCGAGCTCCAAGCAATTGTTCTTGTTGCACCTTAATCTTGTCCTGCTCTTCGAGCGGGGCACGATGGTGTATTTCGAACATGATTTCTTGATAAAGATCCATAGGCATCTTGTACAAGATCATTTCGTTACAAGAAACAAAACCTGCATGCTCACCAGCTTTCACTCTTAGATGCTCAAAGCCCGGCAATTCTTCGGCTTTTACAGGCTCATAACCCATTCGCATCCGTTTGTGGATTGGGTCGTACTGATTTGTAGAAGACAACCAGCACAAATGGTAACCCGGAATTTCGGGTGGGGTCGGAAGTGCTTCTTGAAGCCACTCCGAGCGGAACATCTTACGACGCTCCTCGGAAAATACAAAGTTGGTTTCGGGTGCATCGCGCTTACGATCATCGGCAGCACGACTTTCACGTCCTACACCAGCGTTTTTCTTTATTCTGTCATCCATCATTAGCCCCTATTCGGTTTGTTTTGACGATCCCAATCCGCAAATTTACGAATCATCTTATTACGTCGTTCTGTATTATCCCACATGCCTGCTTCCTTAATGGCTGCGACACGATCAGGTGTTAAGCGAAACTCATTAGGTCGTACTCCGCCTGATGATTCTCGCCCCGAACTAGTAACCACAGATCTAGGCCTCTGATTTCTGTTACGCTCATTATATCCTGTGTTAGAACGATGTGGTAAATATTTTTGTAAACGCTCGTCAAGCTCTTCCCAATAATCTTCTTGAGTTGGGTCAAACCCTTCTTCAGTCAATGTACGGTCAATTTTTTGAGCAATCTCTGAATCAAGATCTTTGGCTTGAGGGTCATACCAATTGTTGCGACTCATCCAATCAGCAGCCATTCTCTGAACCATAGGGTCAGGAAGTTGAATATTCTGCTTAGGTTGTTGCGACATTTGGCGAGTGGCAGTCTCCTTAATATTGCTTAAAGACTCCATCTTGCGCTGAGCCTCGTATAGCATCTCTTGAGCTTGAACCAAAGATTCACCATCTTGTGCAGACACAGCATCTTTCATCTTCATTTTGGCGTACTCAACTTGTACACCAGCATCGTCGATGGCTTTATCTACACGTGCTAATTCTGCGCCTGATGTTTTCTTTTCCAACACAGCCAGTCTATCCGCCAAGGCATTATTCTGCTTCTTTAGTGCAGAAATAAGATGGTTAGACTCACGTGCCTTTTCACGATGAAGTTGCTTCTTGAGCTTTCTCTCTTCTCGACGAGCTGCTCGAATAGCTTCACGTTCAGGATCATTATCAGATACGCCGTCCTTGGCTTCATAATCGCCAGAAGGCCCATCGTCATCGTCATCGGAGTTATTTTCAGAAGTTTGAGGTGATGGCTCACTATCAGGAAGCTGCACGACAGCAGATCCATCAAGCTCCTCATCCACCTGTAGCTCCAATTTTTCAGTAGGAGTCATATAGTTTTACCTTTCTGCGCTTAAACAAACGCTTTAATTGCGAGGGGGTCCCCAGTACAGGCGCCAATGAGCTCATGGTCATTGAAAAAAGTAAATAGCGCTTTACCTTTTTGCTCACCTTGCTCAAAGTCGATTTCCCAACGATCGCCACCCCATTTTGGCACACGCACGTAATCCCCAACTCGTGCCCATGCTCCTTCTGGCCATGGTTCCATGGTGTCACGCTTCATAAATGCAAGCGGGCCTACGGCAATAACTTTGCCGATCATGGTGTTCCACTTCTCAGTTTCTTTTGTTTCTTCCACTAACATAATACCCGATGCGGTAACTTTGTCTTTAACGGCGCGAAGCTGCACCAAGACACGAGCACCATAAGGGCGCATAAGTGGATCTACTAACGGAAACGCTTCTGCAAGCGTTTGCTCAGCGATATCATTCGACATCTCGTTTTTCCTCTTCTAAAAGAGCATCAAGAATTGACAAAGCTTCTTCCAAGCCTTGGTAATGGCCCACCAAGCGCTGATAAGATTCAAAATTCACAGGCGTACCAGCTTTAAGTACCTGTGAAATCTGTTCTTGCTCAGCCTTGATGCGGCCAATAAAGTCTGAAATAGTCCTCATCAGCGACCGCGACCTGCTTTTCGCATAGGTAGTGCTATTGCGATTGTCAGACCGGGACCTTTAGGAGAGCCACCCTTTTTTAGAGTAGCAATCTTACCGGTTGGTTTAGGCAGAGGCTGCTTCTGTGAAGAATCCTCTATCAGTGTGCGAGTTTTGCTTTCTGGCATAACTGCGCCACCTGATTTATAGCCTTTAATTCCTTTGCCTTTGGCTTGTGTAAAACCACCGGCTTCGCCCATAGCTAGGCGTTTATGCATGTTGATGTCGTCAGACATTTTGACCTCCTAATTGAGATTGTAGTTCTTGCTGTGCGGAAAGAGCAGTTCTTACTTGCTCATGCTGTAATAAAGCTGCGTCATGAGACAACTCAGCCGATTTGATACGTTCCTGAGTAAGGTTATCCTCAGTATTTAAGATTAGATCTGTTTGCAATTTCTTCTCATTTGCTTGCTGATCTAATGCCATTTTTTGCGCCTTCAATTGCAGATCACCTTGGTCTTTTGTTGCACGACGCTGTGTCTCAGCCATAGAAGTTTGCATAAAGGCTTGTGTTGCAGGGTCTGGAGGTGGCGCGCCTCTCATTTGCTGCAGCATTTGTATTGATTTTTGGATGATTGGCGGTATTTGTTCAAATGCGCCTTGGGTATCCATCATCACATGCTGCGATGAAACGGCTAAAAGCTTATCAGCATCATGCGGTAACTGCTGTTCGCGCATAACATCAAACGGTCTACCTAAAGCTTCGCTTGCGTAGGTATCAATTTGGTTGAGATACCATAAAGTGACATGCTGCTTTAGGTGCTCAAGTGCTGCTGGGACATAAGTAGGGGCAATTATGGGATTACTACCATACATTGGGTTTTGTAGGTAATCCAGCAACACCTGAATGTGTGATAAATGGTCCTGATGTGGGAAAGCTCCAACAGCTTTGCCTACAGTCATGGCCACATTCTCCAAAGCTGGGTTCATATCCTTAACATTTTGTGGATCTGGCAGTACTTCGTTAATATCTGGGATCTTAATCTGCCGTAGAATACGTTTTTCAACAGCTAGACGGTTATATAGGTCAGGATTTGCTTGTGAACGTGCTGCAAGTGCTTGAATTTGTGCGTAGCGCTGAGTTTCTGAAAAGATATGTGGATCAGAAACAGGCACAATGTCAGAATTCTTTTCAAAATCCTCTTTTGTAACACCAATATCTTCAGCAATGTCATTTAAGCGTTGCTCATCAAGATACCAGCGGTTAAGACGTGCAATAACTTTAAGCACTCTCTTTTGCGACTCATGCAAACGTGCATGAATTGAAGAGAAAACAGCAGCGCCTTGCTCAATAAGGGCTTGTGTAGTACCTACCGGAGCTTGAGAATTAACATCAGCTATCTTCTCTTCACTAGTGGTGACCACGCCTTTAGCAGCATCGGTTAACCAGCCTAAAAGTGAGAATAGAACTGGGCTTGGCGGATTAAATGGTATAGGCATGGCGATCTTACGAACATCATCTACACCCGGTGCACCCTCAATCTCAGCAATCTGTGTAGGCTCAATGGTAGTACTTTGGCCAGAAATCTTGGCACCTTTGAGCTTCAACATGGTTGGTGCAGTATTGATGTGGGCGCTATCCAATAATGCACGTAATGCGCCAGTCAGTGCTGCCGATAAGCCACCAATGAGATGTGGAAAACCAATAGCATACGCACCACGCCAAGGGATAAACTTAAACTCAATAATCCAATCCATCTTGGATAGAGTCTTATCGCCTAATTCCCAGTTACGATATAAGCCTACAACTTCACGAGAAATCTCATCGATAGTTAAGATATACGGCGCGCGTTCACCTTTGGAGTAGGTATCATCCTCAAGCTCAAGCCATGTATAGATATTAAAGACTCGACGTACGCCATCAATATTCTCGCTTTGAGAACTCTTACCTTCAATCTTTTTATTGGCCTTCTCAGCTTTAGACTCTTCAGGCTCCATACTTGCGCGATGAATTTGAATATCCAAATACAAGCCTTGCGCTACACGAAGCTCAAATTCTTCCTGCGTAATATCTTGCACCTCAGTAATACGAGCTGCGGTGTAAAAGTTACCAGCAGAAAATGGCAAATAGATATTGTCAATTGGCACGAACTCTACGCAAGGTCGTTTCTTTTGATCATCGTACCAGATTTTGAAATACTGTGAGCCGCCCAGTGGAATCTGCGTAAACATCTGCTCTTGCTCATCGCGAAACTCTTCAATTTGCTCAGTTAACTGCCAATTGAGAAATTCTTTTTTACGATCAGCACGCTTAGTTTTTTCTTCAGTAATCTCGCCATAAAGCTTAGTTCTTACTGGACCATCCGGTGGAAAGAGTTCCTTAATAGCTCTTGCTGCAAAGTCTACGCAAGCTTCAGCCATTACTGGGTGTACTACCTTTGATGCACCTTGGAAAGATGCTCCACCCGGCGCGTCATGCCCTAAGCCTGTGCGCCGAATTCCATCCTCATATTGCTTATCACGCTCAGATCGGGCATCTTTATCTTTATCGATAAGATCCAAATACTTAATAGCGACATTACCCATGTCATAGGCAGGTAATATCTCAGCAAGATTCTCATAGAAATCAGGCTCATCATCTGGGCCTTTAAGATCATCCATACGTACGATGACTGAGCCATCAGGTAACTCTTCAATATTACCTTCTTCCATATCAGCATCAAAGATGTCATTAAACTTATGGTCATCATCAGTCTCTTCATCTTCAACAGGCCCAACAAAACGACTATAGTCTTGTGGTATGGGCATTTCAGTAGCCATTAGGTTCTCCGAAGTTCAGCCCGCATGGCGGGAATTGTTTTTGCAATGCGCACTGTGCCACCTTTGGCGAATCCAACACCACGCTCACGTTGAATGTGTTGTATGAGTAAGCGCTTTAAAAACTCTTTTTGCTCAGGCGCTAAAGCTCGTGCGTTAAATGACCAATTGCTAACGCTATCAATCAGTTCTGGCGTGAGCGCAATATTGGAATCACGTGAACTGCGCACAATTTGCGCAAATACATTTTGTGCTTGCGTTGATTGCTCAATAGAAAGACGCTGCGATAATTCAGTATCTGATAAATTGCTTACGTTAGGCGTAACTGCATTGCGCTGTGCGGCACGGACGTTGGCAGAAAACTGTCTTCCTGCAGCAACCATTTGTGCTTCTGTATCTATTTGACTACGAATAATGTCATCAGCTTCGTCACGCATAGCTTCTAATGATCTTAGATTTCCTTCTGAGATAGCGCCTAACATCTCTTGTCTAATTAGCGGCGCCATTCTGCGTGTGATGCTTGCATGAGCAGCGTTAAGCTCATCATACAGCGTATTTAAACGAGCAAGCTCAGGTGTTGTAGCACCGGGTCTATTGGCAGGGTGCGTAGGATCAGGTTCAAATAAACCAAGATCCTCAGGCGGTAGTTGCACTTCAGCAGGTGGTGGTGCCAATTGCTCTGGCGCAGCATTAGGTTGCATAAGGGCATCGTATTGCCGATAATCACCGGGAAAATAGTTTGTGTTATACCCTTCCGCTTCCACTACGTGAGCCAATAATTCACGCTCTTGCTGTGTTAAATTGTCAAGCCCAACAAGTTGAGGGTCTACATTTCTAATACCATTTGCAAGATCATTTGTTGAATACATACCACTATTAAACGAAAATCTATCGTTTCCTAAGAAATTGTCATTTTGGGCAAGTGCAGCTTCGCCTATATTAAGAAACATTTGATATAGCTCGTCTATAGAACGAGGCGGTGCTACTTCTTGTTGTCGTTGCGCCAGTTGCTGTGAAGGCGTATACTCAAGATTACTAAGCGCTGCTTGTGTATCTTGTGGCGCAAGTTGATTACGCAATTCACTACGCGATTGTCTAATTTGCGCTGCTCGTTCACGCAAATCATCTAGCGCTTGTGCATCTATAGGCTCGCCTTGCTCTTCTAAAGCAACATACTCATCTATGTCATCAATTACGCGACTATACTCAGCATCAAGTTCTGTAAGACGAGTTCGCACTGCAGCAGGCATGGCGTCAGGCACAGTAAGCTCTGGTCGCAACTGATCTATAGTACCAAGTACATACTCTATTATTGCAGGGTTTTCATTTCCAAAATACGCAGCTCTGTCCTCGTTGCGTAATGAATCTAAAAACTCGCGTTGCGCAAAAAGGGAGTCGCGATCTTGCGCTTCAGCATCAATACGTTCGGATTCCATAGCTTCAGCTATCTCTTCAAGCAATCGATTTGCCGTATTCAATTGCTCAGCATTAAAACTATTGCGCATAGTTTCAAGCGATTGACGTTGCGCCAATGCGCGTGAAGGCGTATACTCAAGATTACTAAGCGCTGTTTGCGTATCCTGCGGTGCAATATCTGGGTTCTGTTCTTCTATAAAGCGTAGTGCATACTCAATGATAGCTGGGTCTTCATCACCTGCGTAATACTCCGGGTCGTCGCGAAATGCTTGTAAAAAGTCGCGTTGCGCAGAAAGTGGGCTCTCATTTCGCTGTATAGCATCATATACAACCTGCTCTAACTGCCCCATAATTTCAGTATGCAACTCATTTGCGTCATCCAATTGCCGCGCAGTTAAACGATTACGCATATCGGCTGTGGACTCAACCGCAAACCTACTCTGTTGTGCAGTTGCAGATGGTGTATCGTCCATCGCCCCTGCAACAATCTCATTGAATTGTTTTTGCGTTACAAAACGAGGCAGCTCTACAAAGTCAAAATCCAAGCTTCTAACGTCAGCAGAACTCATGCCTTGTACTCTTTGACTTAGTGAACGCATATCGGCAGGCATCTGCGTATCAAACACACCCGCATGTCTTTGCATATCAGAGCCTGAACCTATGATTATATCTGCTTTAGAATTTAAATACGCAGCAATGCCTTCGCTATATGCGCGGTCAATAGCGCCATTTCGATAGCCATTAACCCAAGTTGCGTTGTATTTCCCAGGCTTAGTCGCACGTTCCAAACGTATGGTTGCAACAGGGTACCCTGTTGTACTATCTCGCACACTGGCTAATTTTACGCCATTATTATAAAGTTCTTCAGTGTATGTTGAAGTTTGTTTACCTTCAATTGCATTAGGGTTGCGCTTACCTGTTGTGATGTCAATTAGTGGCTCATGTCTTTGCTGCTTACCAGTAAGGAAATGCTTTTTAGTATCTCCCGCGGTTCCACCTTCAGCAACACAATGGTCAAGAATTGCAGAATCGGCTGACAAGTCTCTGTATGCTTGCTCTCTTGGTGTATTGGCATCAAACTCAATAACAGCTGTATTATAGAAATGCATATCCAATGGCACCTGCTGTACTCGTTCTTGTAGAACAGTATTAACATTGGTAAGAAATGTTTGCGCAGCTTTTTCTTCTTCTATTTCTCTAAGTCGGCGCTTATCAAAATGCTGTTGCACATACTTATCAACTGTTAAGCCTTTTAACTTCTCAACAGGTACCTTGCCTGTAAGAACGTCATTATAAAAGCTACTCACCATGTCTTCAATACCTAGAGCGCCTAGTGTCCCTTTTTTCAAATTGTAGGCTATAGACTGAGGCGGCGCTTTAGTAAGTGATGGATAGAAAGGTACTTCCTGTGGAGGCAATTCATTCAATACTTTGCTTACTATTCTTGGCTGCACAGCAGCATCAGCAAGGGTTTCGTAATCTTGCGCAATACGCAAGTTAGCCATATCTTTGCGAAGCTTATTGCGCTCAGCAATTTTGGCATCATATTTACGCATGAAATCGTTATACCCAGGGATGACATTATTGAATGTCCGTCCTCGCATTTCAGATTCAGGAGGCAACGTTGCATTCAACTCAGCTTTGCGAGCATCAAGCTCATTAAGCTCAGCGTTAACAATCTCTAGTCTATCACCAAGCGCGTGAAACTCTGGAAGAAACGCACCAGTTTCAGGGAACTTACCTGCTATTCTATTTTTACGTGCTGCGTCAGATACAGACTCAGCGTACCCTTCTAGCTCTGACGCAGGCTTATACGTAACGCCTTGCTTTGCCTTTTGCAATAACGGATCAGCAGTGGTGCCTATTCGAACGTTTAAATAGTTCTTAAACGTCTCATTTAACCACTTGGACGCAGCTGCATGTCGCTCTGCATGTACAGATGGTGGCACCAACGTATCATAGCGAAGTAAAGCCTCCTTGCCGTCAGGAGTTTTAAAGAAATCCTCATACATGCCTAATAGCTTTTGGTCGCGTATGGTTGGCTTATTTCCAATTTGGAACGCTGCATGCAACGCATCATCTCCACCTTCGCCACTACGTATTGGAACATCTGGGTATATTTCTTGAAGACGGCCGGTGATGTAGTTATTAAGTTGCCTTTTTACTACGACAGGAAGCGCTGCGCCTCGCTGAGAAGGCAACCGATGTGAATCCAAGTCAGTATACCTATTCAACAATCTTTTATTGTCTAACTCTGCAACTGACGCAACCTCTGAAATAATATTCGTAAGTGGGTCAACATAAAATGGATGGGTCGACGTGTCTTCAGTACGAGTAGGTTGTATTACCCTTGTGCCCTTATCAGGTCGCACAGCGTACATATTAGTCTCAGGTGCAATGCCACCAAAGGTTGAAGTGCCTGTTACCTCTTGGCGGCGCTGTGATATGTTAGCCCAATCATCCATGAGTGCTTGTGCCTTGGCACCTACAGTTGGCTTACCTGTGACTGGGTCCATACGAGTAAAGCCAGATTGCGCGTTGCGATAGTCAATAGGTATATCACCAACTTGACGCGCAACATTCTGTACGTTGCCCTTCATGGCTCTAATATCCGAGCCTGTCAGCATTGGCCGTGTAGGCGATGGCGCCATAGGCCAAGCAGCTGGAACCTTTAATGTGTCAAGCACTTTGCCAAAGTTAGATGCAAAGTCTTGCCCACCTTGAGTTTGCAAAGGCTGAGTTGGGAACATCCCATTCTCGCCTACAGACCTTTCCAAGTCTTTACGCATTTGCGCAGCTTCGCGCAATGATTGTGGGTCCTTGGCAACTTTCTCACGATACATAATGCCGGGCATCTTGTACGCAGACTTTAGTAATGCTTCCCAAGGCTGCAACACAGCAGCTCTTGTAGGCCCACCAAAAAGAACGTTCTCCACATCTGCAAATTGCTTAGGCAGCTCTGTCATGTCTCGTGTAAATTGCTCAGTACGTGAGAGAGGCGTAGCCTTAGGCGTTGTAAGCCTTGCGTATATATCATCCAATGTCACAGGCTTGGCGTTAAGGGCCATAAGCTCTTTTAACTGCGGTGACATTTGCTCAATGTTTGCAACTGCAGCAGGCAATGGCGATCTCTTATTTCTCTTAAGAGCAAGTGCTGCGCGCATATCATCCATTGGCGGCGTGCCTACGCCATCGTCGCCTATATAGTTACCTAGCTGATCATACATGGCTGCCATGATTTTTCTATCGCCGGAAAAAAATATCTAAATTTTTGAGTACATTGGTGACGTCATCTTCATCATACCCAGGATGATTTTCATCTAAGAAGTCATGAATTTGCTCAGGCTTATACCCATGTGCATGCAGCATTTCAGCAATAGCACTAGCATCAACCTCAAAGCCTGCTTCTTCCATCGTGGTTAGTACATGACCCTTAGGCATGTGCTCTACAAGATCGTTTAAGTGATCTGCTATATCATCATACGCGTCCATGTAATGCTCAGTGTCCATATCATCCGCATCAAGCTCATCTATCTTATTAAGTGTGGCGTCATGCGCTTGCAACATATCTTTTGGTAGCTTATCATCACCAAGCTCGTTACGCAATCTGCTGTACGTCTCACCAAGCACTTCTTCAGCAGCAGTCTCAGCTAATTGTTCTTGCAATGCCTCTCTTAACGTGCCCCATATTGCAGCATGCGGATCTGCAACTGTTTTGCCTACAGTTTTGGCAACCTCGGTTAAAGGCGCTGGAGTCTCAGCCAAAGCGCCAAGCTCAGGTAGCGCGCCACGTAACGCCATGTTACCTGCAGCCCGGGCTGTATGCTCTAGGAAATCACGCCTTGTCATTGGAGTAGTAAGTGCTTTATATACAGGTGACATTGCAGGAGACTGCATAGGCATTGGCGCAGGTACAGGCGCTGTAGGCGCATCACTTAGCCCAAGCAGCTTACGCTTTTGAATGTCAACAGGCGGCGCAACTGGCTTAGGCTTTGGTTTGCCAAATAGTCCGACGTCCATCAGTGCGGGGTTGCGTTGTAAGAGACTTGCGCCATCGTCATACGTAGGCGGCGTTTGCTCGGCCATCATAGCAGCATATAGCTTGGCTAAGTCTTGGTCTATCTCAGGCGGCATAAGGGTTCACCCTCTTAGGTCGTGTTTCATCAATATATTGACTCTCGTCATTGTATACCGGATCGATATCTAAGAATCCCATATCCCGCAAAATTCTTAGGGCTTGAGTCGTTGCATCAACCAAGTCATCGTGTCGTACTTCGGGGAAAGAGCAGAGCTGGCTGATCAAAGGCTCAACCCAATCACGAGGATAGCCTTCCTTCTTGGAAGACTCAGGTACGTAAATGCGACCCCGCTTGATGATTGGCGCCACGATATTAAGACGCTGCATCTTGTCTGCCATGCCCGGGTTATAGCTTCTCACAGGTACGCCAGCACGCTGCAAATCTTGGATCAGGCTGATACCGGCTGACTTATCTTCGATGAGTACGAGGTCGACCTTCTTCCCGCTTCCAAACTCATTATCGTCCCCATAAATCGACTTAGACTCCTCAATCACCTTAGGTCTCAGGTCAGGGTACTGCAAATATTCCTGCCAACAATCAACAACCATAGCGCCAAGTGGCTTATCTTCACTCGGCTTAAAGATGCCAAGCACCACACACGCAGTCGGGTCGTTCTTTGTTTTGTCTGATGTAGCGCAGTCGTAAGACTGAATCACGTATTCAAACTTAGGTAACGCTTTCTCAGCAGGCCAGAGTTTGAACCAATCACGCTTAACGATGCCGGCTTCTTCAGGGTCGATGATCTCGGCGTAGATCTCTTGGCGCCCTAGCTTGGTACCTTCGTATTGGAGAATTTGTTTTTGAAACGTTGGAGCAAGGTTCTGGATGTTGTCGTAGGTACTAGCTGTGGTGTACACCACATCCTTGCCATCTCTTGCCACCAGATCAATAACTAGAGGCTTTGGCTTAGGTGTTGTGGTACATATCAACCGTGGGTGCTTACCTAATCGCATACCAAACTGCAGCATGTCCCATGCGTCATCAAGGTAATCCCATGCAGCCAATTCATCGAGCCAACCACGATGGAACTGAGGTCCGCGAAAGCGATCAGGCTCAGAGGCCGGAATGCCTTTGAGGGTTGACCCATTTGTAAGAGTTATCTCGTGCAAAGACCTTGTATAGGACTTAATGAGAATGCGTGGGATCACGTTCAGCAGCCCTGACTCACCTTCAAAGCAAACATCACGCACATCACCGGACGTTGGAGCTGATACTAATGATCGTGTATTAGGGTTGGTCCACGCTTCCCACCACACCCATTCAGCTGCGCACCGAGTCTTGCCTGCGCCACGCCCAGCAAGCAGAAGCCAGATATCCCACCAATCGCCTGAAGGAGGTACTTGGTGCCGATTGGCTGCAACCAACCACTTAAGGCGAGCTAATGTGGCTGCCTTGTGATCAGGAGGAAGCTTATTAAGGTCAGGCCCTTTGCGAATCTTCTCCGCAAACTCCTCACTCAGTTCCGGACTCAGCATCCGCTTGGCGCACAGACAAGAGCTCAGTTAGTAAATGCCCAGTAAAGTCATGCATGTGATCGACTTCAATAGGCCCTTCATTTTTGCCTGTGACTTCCATCTTGGAGTTCTCACGATACTGCTCTGGGAACCGCGCCGCCATGCTTCTTGACCAAAGCCCTGTGTTGATCTTTGGCCCGCCCGGCGTCTCGATCATGTGTATGTGCGCCAAGTTCTCCCAATATGACAGCGAATATTCAAGCGCTAAGTCCATGGATGCCCGAAAATCGTCGTGCACAGCAGCCCACTCACGCAGGTTGTTGAACGTCACACCGATTTCACTGGCGATTTGATGCTTTGACAATCCCTGCTTGCCAAGCTCAACAACTTGCTCACAATACGCTGAGTCGTACTTGCTAGGACGGCCTAAGAACTTCCCGTTCTTTGATGGTGTTTTCGTAGTCATAAATGATTGTAAACATAAAATTGAATGGCTGTAAACTTAAATGCTGAAGAGGCTCAGGTTACAGTTCGGGTTACATCTACCTCAAAAACTATATAGCTATGTGTATATATAATATATATTCCTAATTTTTATTTTTACTGTAACTACTGTAACCATGTAACTAAGTAATCGTACCAAGGCATCTGGAGTTACATCAAAGTTACAAGTTACACCAAAACTGGTACTTTATAGCTCAATTTCTTTCTTTATTGCTTCTTCAGTAATTATCGCAATGTCATTCAAAGTTGAGGTTACAACAACGTCTCCCTGCTGTGGTGTAACCACAAAAACTGTATACCTAGAAGTTTTGCCATGTACTTTGATGACCTTGCTTGGTTCAACCTCACCTTGAGATTCAAGAGCTCTACGAATATATTGAGTCTTAGCTTTTGAATCGTAGCCCCACCGTTCACATAGAATTGAGAGCTGAGTAGCTGTGAAGGCAGCTGATCCTTTGCAGTGTTCACGGGTCCAGTCAGTAAGTTCTTTGGCAAAAGCTTCAAGTGGACTCTTGCTGAGCTCAATAGCTTTTTGTTTGTACTTGGTCATTGGGGCTGGTGCGTAGGGATCAAAGTCAGATACATCACGACTCATATACCAATCAAGAACAGCTGAGAATCCAGCTCCATTATTAGCTCTTGCCCACCTCATCATAGTGCTAACGCGTTCCAAGATATCTTGTTGGCTGAAGGTGGGGCACTTATAAATAGCTTCACGACGGCTGCTTGCACCCATGTGAGTGATGTAGGGCTTGTTGGAAGTGAAGACGTAGTTCACGTAATTCTTAACAGTATACTGAGCCCCATACTTGTTGTTGATGGTAATTTCTTTGCCTGTAATCAAATTCTTTAGTTTGGCTGAATGATCTTCTCTATCGGATGATGGTTCATTCACAACGACAAAGATCTTTCCTCTCATGCCACCATTAAAGCTGGAGAACAGGTCGTCGGGGCCAAGTGTAGCAGTAGGAGAGTTCTCACCAAGTCCCATCATCTCTGCAACAAATTCAGGGATTGCCGACTTTCCCATCCCCTCCATGTCGTGGATGAATTGTGGGGTTGTGTTGTTTCTTCGCCACGGGTATTGGATAACGTTGGCGACCCAGTCGTGCCAGTAGTCGACAAACGAAGGCTCAGACTGAAAGAAATATGCACAAAAATCCAAATAAGGACTAGGATCGCTAGGTATCGGCTCATAAGCCCAGTTTTTAAATAGGTTATACTTCTTATCTGGTGTTATTTGCAAGCCTTGAAACTCTGGGTACATACCAATGTGTTCAAGTTTGCAACAGCGTGGCCATTTTTTATACTCATCAAGTAATGGAATGTCCTTGGTAGTAACATTTCCGCGGCTATTTGTATTGATTTGTGTAAAGTAATGCTGCGCGCTGTCAATTTTGGCCTTATTCCAATTAAGAATCAAGCCATCTTTTAATCTTATAACATCTCCATTGAATAGAGCGTATTGAGTTTTGAATTCATATAGCTTTGTTTCCATGGTGTCAACACCATTCATCACCACCGAGGTAGCTGTGAGAACTGAGCCAAGCTCTCCGCCTCCAAGTATATGGTCATCAATAGCGTATTTGCTTCCTTTACCGGCTCCAAAGCGGCCAACACGACAGAGATGGACTACAGCTCCAAGACCACGTAGTGTGACAGCCAATTTAGTCTCGGCCATACCAACTTGCTCATTAGGTTCCCCTTCTTCTCCTGCGCCATCATAATCGAAGACAATGTAAACCTTGCGATGCTTCTCGGCGAAGCTGGTTTTGCGGTGCCAAGCAATCTTCATAAGATCTTTGTGAAGAGGAAGACCGGACTTGTCAGTCCAGCTTGTCACACCAGCTAAGCCGATGGGAGCGTAGAGTAATGTGTCAGTGGTAACTTTCTTAAGAAGTTGGTAGGCTTTGAATTCCCCTTCGGTGATAATGATGGGGATATCTACATCCTGTGCTATACTTTTCCAATTGGCGCCCGGGGGAAAGTAGATATGAGACCCTGTAGCTCGAGCCTGTGAGTACTTCATCTTGGTCTTAGGAGCCAAGAGCCTAACACGATTAAAGCCGGTCAGTTGGCCTTGAATATCATAGTAAGGTAGCTTTACGGACCACTCTTTTGTGTGGCCTAGAAGCTCATGAGTATCTTCTGGTGACAATAATTCAAGGCCAAGCATGGCACTATCTTGGTCGTTGAACTGTCTGTCTGAGATGAAATTGGTGTATAATTGTTGAGGTGTTGTTATGTGTGCGGCGAAACCGGATGACATACGTAATCCTTGCGGTATACAAAGGCTCTCTATTATGCAGATAGGGAGCCTTTATCTTTTGTCCAAATAATTGCGTGACTTACTTGCTGGTCAATAATCAAGAGTCCGCAATCTCATAGTGTATAACAGGCCCTGCAACTAGCCCTATGCCTATTATATTTCAACATCCATTGTACATGGATGAAAAATTTTTGTAGTATGCTTTTGTGGTATTGATTATTGAAAGGAAAAGCATGACACAAATTCTCAGCATCATCTTCACTCTCTTTATTGGTTCCTGCTTAACGTGCATAGGCATTATTTTGCTTCTTAAGTTCTGCATGTGGTGGGACTCTACATTCGAGGTAAATGACCGTTATGATAAGTAAGCTATGGAGGAAACGGATAGTGGAAAAGCAAATTGATAAACAAATTGAGGACGCGCAATCCATTTACTTATTTGATGGATGGTATCGCATTGGCGACTTAGAGCGTATGATTGCTGAGGCACATGCTGGGCGGCGAGATACGATGAGTCTTAATTCTCAGCAATTGGAATTACCTGAGATAGGAGATAAGAAATGAAGGCATTTCCGGGTAACAGATTTGAAGGCATGGAGTTGCGTGATTACTTTGCTGCGAAGGCTTTGCAAGGGATGAATGCCAATACTAACGATGACCACGACATTGAACTAGAAACATATGATGAATATTGCGCTGAGATTGCTAGGTGTGCATACAAAATGGCAGACGCAATGATGAAAGCGCGGGAGAAGAAGGATGACTAAGGATGACATTATCCGCATGGCGCGGGAGGCTGAATTGGGTGAAATAGATTCACAAGGTGACATGTGGTTCAGTGATGGCTTTTGGAATGAACAAGTTTTTGTGTTTGCCAAGTTAGTCGCAGCAGCAGAGCGCGAAGCGTGTGCGAAGTTATGTATAGAAATGGCAAGCTGGCACGGTGACTTAGTTACTGCTGCATACGACTCCGCTGCTGATGCTATACGCAAAAGGGGCTAAGAATGAATAAAGATTACACAGACTACGAAATACAACGCGCAATTCTGCTTGAGTATATGCAGGTAATGATTGCTAGGGGTGACTGGCACGGGGTATCTGATGCTGCGAATGATCTACGTGTACTTGAGGCTGAGGAGAAAAGCGTATGATAATAGCTAAATTCAAACCTCCTACGCAAGAAACATGTTTACGACTGGCGCAATATTATTGTGATGTGGTAAAGAATGAAAGATTAATGTGGGAATATTTAGTATGCTGGGCTGCCTATGATGATTACGTAGAACTATACTGGGAGGTAGAATGATTAACCACGTGGCACCTACGTATTGTTCGAATAAATTATTTGAACACA